TATGTACATGATCCGGCTGTATACTTCCTTGTAATATTTTTATTCCCTGACTGTCACAGCCTTGTCTCAGCAAATCTCGTAGCCTAAAGGCTACATCTCCTTTTAATACTTCATATCTATATTTCGTTATCCACACAAAATGGTACTTTATATCATATACCGTATGACTCCCATTTCTGTAATTTGCCATTTCTACGTACCTCCCGATACGCCAATTATATCACTGCCTCCTGGAAAAGGAAATGCCGCTGAAGCTCTACCGCCTAAAGGCGGTGGTTTTTACCTTAGGCTTGGAAAATAAAAAAAGCCGCTATGTAGCGACCTCATCAAAATATATAACAAGAGACAGAAGCCTCTCGGCTTCCGTACTCCATAATTTTTTTATAAAGGATTTCTTCTTTGGCGATGGATAATCGCAAGAATTTCTTCCTGCTCCTCCTGACCAACATCAATACTTTCCAACGCTTCTCTTGTTCCGCAATCCGCACAGATCAACGTTTGATTATCTATTCTGGAAAGAGCAGGAGGCTCGTGGTAGACCTGTCCGCATCGTGGGCAGATTTTAATCTGGGTAATACTTATTTCTTTCATGGCGAACTCCTTATATCACACTACATAATCCCACACTTTTTCTTCTGCCAGTTTCCGATATGTATTTCCATTTGGCAGATCTGTAGTACAACGGCGAACCTGCCGATTGAAGTATCTCTTATTCTTTTTTATCGAAAACTTTAATTCTCCACTTAAACTGTAAGGCCCCCTGCCTCTGCGCCAGCTTTGCTTTGTCCATCTTTTTGAACCGATCATCTTTCCACCTCCCTGCTCCTGTCATAGGCCTCATGCAAAAATTTAGGATCAAACCCAAAACTTTTATAGCCACTTAAGCATGTTTGCATATAAAAATTACTCGGCATGCCTAATAGTCTATCCTCGTGCATGATATAAACAAAGGTTGTCCGCATCCGGATCTTACTGCTTCGGATTCCCTTGATCGGAAGAAACATTTCCTTCTTGTAATAAAAAGTGGGAAAGCCTTCATAGCGATCCAGCGCCAACTCATCTTCAGCACTTATTTCCCATGCTGCAACCGGAACCCGGCTGCCTTTCTTTGGCTCAATTGTCAGATAAGAGCCGGTCTTACTTCCCTTAAAAAGCAATTCATAATCCGGGATCTCAGAAGTCCCGATGATCCGTGCGGAAGGGCAGCGCATCCGCATCTGCCGGATGTTTAAGTTGCTGCCATAAGCAATGTAGTATCTTTTTTTCATTTTGGTATCCATCCTTTCCGAAGGGATTACCCTTCTACCACCTTAAGACCGCCAAGGCGGTTCATAAGGTGGCAGGAGACTAATTCCTTCAAGCAGCTTCCCGTCCGTGTCTAAAGGCTGTATCTCCTGCCAGTCTCTTCGTCAGGATTTCCCTGGCAGTTTTGAATTCATCCCCGATAAATCCGAGCCGAAGAAGCCAGGTGCGCATAGCGTATTTTGGATTCTCATTCTGCTGTGGCTTCGGGCTGGCTGTTTTTAATGTCTTAGCCATCTGGCTCAGTGCAAGGCAAAGCTGAATATAGCTTTTCAGCTGTCCGGCATGAAGTCCGCCCCTGCGGTCTCCGCTAGGAGCATCGAATTGAAAGAGCCGGAATTCGACCGTCCCTTTTGTAAATGTTGCATGGTAGTTCAGCATATGGTAACGGCTGTCATTGTAGTGATGACTCCTACCACAGTTTGCATCGTGGCTACTGTACCAAATATCGGCAAGCTGTGTCATCGTAGTTGGCTTTCTGCGGTTGACCTGTTCCAGAAACTGGGGATCAACCGTCCGGCAGTAGCGTCTCATCCTGCCCTGATCGAGATTTAAAGCATCTGCAATCAGGCTTTCGTGGCTGGCCATGATGTTTGCCAGGTTGCGGAGCGTCTGCGGCGTATGGCCTTTGGCTCCGATATGGATGTGAACACCGCAGCCTCTAGTAGCATCACTCTTTGCTCCTGCGTGGCGCAGCTGCCGTATCAGTTCCTGTAAAGTTTCTATATCCGAGTAGGTCAAAATCGGAGTAACCATTTCGCATTTTTCGCTATCCGGTCCTGCAATGCTGACGTCCTTCTGGAATTTCCATTCCCGGCCCTGTGCATCCCATGCTGACCATGTGCTGTATCCGTTGCGGCCTGCAGTGTTCTCATAACGATGGGTTCCAAAGTATCTGGCTGCCACTCTCGCAGCTTTATCTCTGGTAATGTTATTCATTTCCACCTCAACCCCGATGGTCTGTTTCTTCATTTCCTCAATCTGCCTTGCCATTTTCTCATTCATTATAAAATCCTCCATTTCGTTTTGTGTGTTTTCCCTTTTGGTAGTACACATATTCGCTCTGAAGGCCGATAATAGCAAGTCAATTCCGAGGCATATATTATACAATCTTCAGCGAAAAAATTTGTGTATTTTTACAGTTGCTTACGGATGCAATCAACAATCTCTTCCTTTGGAAACTTCATTTTCATCACTCTCCAGCTCGTCCAACATTCTTTCGCATTCCTGATATAACTCCTGTAGCCTTGGTATCAGTTCCCGTTCTTTAGGGGTAAGCTCCACAATATTGATAGGAATGGACAACACACGTTTTGTCTGCAGAAGGACATACTGGATACCAACCATCTTTTTCATAGGAATTTGTATATCTTCATAAAAGTTTATTCCCGCCTGGTAGTTTCCCCGATCCACACGTACCAAGATGCCTTGCTGGGTTGCCGTATAAACAGCGCTGCTGATATGAGTACGGTCAACTATTGTAATATTATTTTTCTTCAAATAATCCCGGAACTCATGAACGGAATGCGGTTGAAAATCACTCCAAAATTCGAGCAGAAGTTTTTTTGCCTGTGCCGTTTTCGATAAGGTATCTTCCATCATGCATTCCCTCCGAGTGTTTCACTTTTCTGATTGTTCATTTGGGCTGCTTTCACAGCGGCACGCCTTTCCTTCTGTGTAATGCTGAATTTTTCCGCCTCCTCTTTTGTCCGGAAAGCCGTATGTCCTTTCAAACCAGCCAGCAGAGCCTTCCTCGACTCCTTATTCGCCGTACCCGCCATGCCAAGCTGTACCAGCCAGATGCGAAGATAATATTTTTCATTATCTTCCACCACCGGAGTGGCGCTGACTCTCTTGGCTTCCTTCGCTTTTGTGACGATCTTTGCCGCCAATTCGGAATATGCTTTATTTTTCGCACTGTCTGGTGAAAGTGGGAAAGTAAAGGTCACTTTACCTTCTTCCACCACAATCCCCTTCAGGCCCGCCGTATCCGCTGACAGAAGGGTCTGAAAATTCTCCCAGGTATTCTCCTCCAAAAGCTGCTCCAGCTTTTCCAACAGGGAATCGCTAACCGCAAAGGTCTCATACCTTGTGATCCGGTTGAGCAAATAGGCCCGTGCATGGATCATAGAAAGTAAGTTTTGCAAAAATTTTCCCTCTCCGGTATCTGCCGGGATCTCAATTTTCACTTCATCCACAGGGGCTTCCAGATAGCCTTTCTCCTGCAAAAACTGTGTCAGAAGATCTTCTCCTTCCTCTGTCTCGCTTGTGATCACGCCGTCTCGGTCAATGGTAAGGCGGCCCACTGTGTAGGAAAAGGTGGGAGGCCCCACATAGTGCAGTTCTTCTCCCGTAAATTCTGCGATGTCCTGCACCATCTTTCTCCGGTTGTCTGTTTTGGTTTCAATCCTCATTGATTTTGCCTCCTTTGTTTTGGTAGTACATTAATCACTCAAAAAGGCAAAAATAGCAAGTCCTATTTTTCATTTAGCGCAGATATTTAAAACAAAGGAATATCCTCTCCCTTCTGAGAAAGGTGTGAATAGGGGATCTTATCACCGTTGCGAAGAACATATACCTGATTGTCAGAACCCGCTTTCTCCATATATCTTTTCACAATCACATCGCAAAACTTTTCATCCAGTTCAACACCATAGCAAATACGCCCGGTTTCTTCGCAGGCCATTAAGGTGGAGCCAGATCCGAGGAAAGGATCTAAAACAATGCAGTTGCTCATACAGGAATTCTGGATGGGATAAGCCATCAGCGCCACTGGTTTCATGGTCGGATGCTCCTTGCTGGACTTCGGCCGGTCATACTCCCAGATCGTGGTCTGTTTCCGATCAGAATACCACTGATGCTTCCCGCCGACCTTCCATCCAAACAGGCACGGCTCATGCTGCCACTGATAGGGAGACCGTCCCAACACCAAAGCGTTCTTCTTCCAGATACAGCAGCCAGACAGATAAAATCCAGCATCGTGGAATGCCTGTCGGAAGATCAGCCCCTTGGAATCCGCATGGAACACATAAATGGATGCATCATTCTCCATGTTCTGTTCCATATTTACAAATGTTGCAAACAGGAATTTATAGAAATCCTCATCTGGCATATTGTCATTCTGGATTTTCCCAGCGGTCTCTTCCACATTCACATTGTAAGGAGGATCAGTCAGAACCAGATTGGCTCTCCGGCCTTCCATGAGTTTCGTGTATGTCTCTGGCAAAGTGGAATCACCGCAGATTACACGATGTCTGCCCAAAAGCCAGATATCACCTTTCCGTGAAATCGGCGGATTTCTTAATTCTTCCTCCACATCAAAATCATCTTCCTTGATGTCCTTGTTATGAACTTTGGAAAACAGCTGCTCGATCTCCGGAGCCTCAAAACCTGTCAGGTCAGTATTAAAGTCCACACTTTGCAGATCCACCAGTAAATCAGCCAGCAGCTCCTCATTCCAAGCACCCGTGATTTTATTCAGGGCGATATTCAACGCCTTTACCTTATGCTCATCTTCAATATGAACCACAACGCACTGGACTTCTGTATATCCTAAGTCTTTCAGAACCGTCAGACGCTGGTGACCGCCAATGACTGTCATATCATAATTGACAATGATCGGCTCCACATAACCAAACTCCAAAATAGAGTTTTTAATCTTCTCATATTCCTTATCCCCGGCTTTCAGTTTTTTACGGGGATTATATGCTGCCGGACGCAATGCATCCACGGGCAAGGTTTTCCATTCCATCGCACTCATGCCTGTACCTCCTTACGATCAGCGGGGCCGACATAAGGCTCCCGTCCTTCTTCTTTCCTCCAGAACCGATCCCGCACATAACATTCATGGTAGCTTCTGGGTAGGCTGACCACCATTCCCGCCTGCATTTGTCTGAGCAGAACTTCCGTTTCCTTCCGGTGGAAGGCTGGATCAGTTCCTTGCCGCAGCAAAGACACGCCGTTCCGCTTTCCATCTGTTCTTTCACATTCAAAACAAGGGCAGAGGCGTATCCGTCCAGTCCGTGACTCTTACAATAGTTCCGGACAGTATCTCTGGAAAGTCCGACAGCGGAAGCAATGGATTTATATCCAGCGCCCCGGAGCCGTAATTCCCGTATCTGTTTTGCCTGAAAATCGGTCATTGCTTCACATCCTTTCGCTAAATGGTTTCAAAAGAAAAAGCCGGAAAACCCACCTTTGCGGATAAGTTTCCCAGCCTAAAATTTAACTGTTTGGCAAATGATATTTTGTTTGGCAGGCCGCTCAGATGCAGGAAATCCGCATCTTTTCTCGCCGCCTGTCAAAAATTTTTCGTATTTTCTTCGCCCCGGCAGGTATCCCCCCTCTTTAATTTCGCAGAAATTCACGTTTGAGGGGGCGCCGGTCTTTTGGCAGCAAGGTCACAGAGATTTCGACCGCCCCTCCGGGTAGCGAAATTCCTCGTATCTGTCCTCTGTCATCGTTTTTGAATCGTGGCAGGATTTGCAGAGAGCCTGCCAATTGTCCCGATCCCAGAACAATTTCCGATCTCCCCGGTGTGGAATGATATGATCCACAACCGTTGCCTTCACATAACGTCCTTTAGCAAGGCACCGAACACAGAGGGGATGGGACTGCAGGTAAACAGTCCTTGCTTTCTGCCAGCGGCTCCCGTATCCTTTCTCCTTGGTGGTCTTCCTGTCATGTTGGTGGAGAGTTTTGTGTTCTTCACAGTACATGGTGCCGTAGGGAACCAGCTTGCCACAGCCCGGATGCTTGCACGGGGTGTTCGGCCTACGTGGCATGGTACCCACGTCCTTCCCGATTCCGTTCCACCACCCGGTCAATGCCACGGATCGCGCCATCCTCATCACCGGCCAGAATCTGTCCCTTGATCGTGCGGTACTGCTGCACGGTCAGCTCCGGCTTCTTTCTCTTTAAATACGACAGTGCTGCCCGCATCTTCTCTGTATCCATACGCTCTCACTCCCTTCTATGTACAGACGGGTGAAAGGATAAAGCCCCGTCTGGCCACGAAAAAAGGGCCTGGAGTTCTCACTCCAAGCCCCGCTGTATTTCGGCAATTCTAATGATAGCACAGTTGATCGGATAAAACAGTACACCTTTAGTACACCAATATTGGTATCAATCCTTTTGGTAATAATAATCATCCAGCACATAAGTCTGCACCGGAGTAATATGCAAATGATATTTCTCTATTAGCTCTACTAGTCGCTGGCCATCTATCAAAGTTACTGTATTTCCGCCCTGCACAGCTTTTGACTGTGCCTGTTTTGTAAAATAACTGGTCGTAATGAAAATACCATAATCCGCATTGAAACTCATCATGACACCTTTGAATTTATCTATTTCAGGTTCAGATACCGGATTATCTGTGTATCTTTTACACTGTACCACAACCTTAGCCGTTCTAAATTCATCGGACTCAAAATATCCATAACCATCAATACCATGATCGCCAGACATTTTTACTCCCTTTTCCCGGTCAAATTTTATGCCCATATGCGAAAACAGAAGTCTTGAAAAACTTTCAAATTTTTTCGGTGAAAAAAGTTTTATCTGGTTCAGCACATCAATTTTCCAGTTTTCGCTCATATCGTTATCATCGTCTGTCTCTTCAAGCTGAATATCTTCATTTTCTATTGTTTCAACCTTACTTTTTCCCTTTTTACGTGGATATCGTTCCTTATGCTTTTTATCCCAATACTCTCTTTGGATTTGCAGATCATTCTCAGTAGGATATAAACTTGTTTCAACAGAACGCCCTTTTTCTGTCAAAACTATATCTCCACCGCGATCATATGCTTGAATATACCCACAATTAAGCAAATTCACAAGTGAGAAATTAAAATCCATGTTAAAAGGAATATATTTTGTACCCTTTTTAGACGTTATTGGTTCAAACACATCCTCGTAAGATATATCAATCTCATCATCATCGACAATTCCTTCCTTGATCAATTGCCGTGATGCACTCCCGCCAAGCGTCTGTAACACCTTTAATATATATTTTCCTACATTATCGGCATTTCGCTTATATTCCTGTTTCTTCATAATTTTTGAATTCTCCTTAAAATAAAAAAATTATAATTTCAATCAATTACCATTTGTCTACAAAGTCGCTACAAAAATCTTCATCTGTCATACCCGAATCAATATATTCCTTTAAATCTTTCTTCATTCCCTCATATTTTTCTATGGCATCTTTTATATCGTTTGCAAATACCGTATGAAACATCATGCCATAAATTCCACATATGATTTCATAAGGTGCAATCTCTCCCGGATGGTAAATGGTGATTCTCGACTGCTTTTTATACACTTCATCCTTAATAATAGTAGGGTTCTCTGTTTCACAGATATAATTTTCCCACATAAACATCTATCCTTTTCTAATTGAACAATCCTTGATATGAGAGCCAGGAGTCGAACCTGGCACCCTTTGCTCTAAACTTGCACTGCGCTCCCGATGCGCCAATCTCACCCTAAATATATCATACATACTATAAAAAATCATTATAAATAATAACCTACAGCTCTATACGTCAAGCCGCCGATTTGTTCTATCGCTGCTACCCACATCTTCGCTGTATCCATGCGCTTCCACTCCCTTCTATGTACAGACGGGTGAAAGGATAAAGCCCCGTCCGGCCACGAAAAAAGGACTTGAAGTTTTCACTCCAAGCCCCGTCTTATTTTGGCAATTCTAATATTAGCACAGTGGATCTGAAAAAACAGTACACCTTTAGTAAACCACTTTGGCATAACTTACCCCTTTTATGAAGAGTAGGAATCGCAGAATAAATAAAAGCAGAATACTATCAGTTCACCTGATCCTAGTATCCCTATTTACTTAACTTAGCGCCTAAATCATATGCGTTCTTTAAATCTATGGGGAAACATTCCTCACGGGATTTTTTCTTATCTTCTGGATTAAATCCATTCATTGCAAATTTTGAATAATCATTAACCTGAAGTGTGTTGCAGGCAGGATAAAGACAAACTTCACCATTCAAGAAGCTAAATTCTTTTGCGTATCCCTCAAAAGATCCTTTGTATGCCTTATCATAAAAATCCTTTGTAGTATTCATTGTTACGAACAATCCAACATTGATATGACCTTTAAAATAATTGCTATAATCATCATAGGAAAGTGCTGGAAAATGAAGCCTTTCAAGAAAAGCATAGAACTGGCTGGTTGGCCTGCCAAAGTAAATGGGGGTTCCTATCAGCAATGTATTAGCAGAATAAATCTCATCTATGGTAAGTAAGTAATAATCCGTATCTTGACAAAATAAGAAATCCCCCAGCACTTACCGGGGGAAGATCTGTCTTTTACTTTTTAAGTTTGCTGCGGCAATCATCAGGCAGATTGGAGGACCATGGGAGAAGCTCCAGCATTTCTTCCTTTGCCGGAAACGCACCGAG